GGCGATTGATGGTATTTATGCCGCCAGGATCAGCGAAATCGACGTTTGGAACTGTACTGGCGCCGATATGGGCGATGGGTCGCTGGCCGGGATTGCAGGTGATACTGGCCTCATATGCGACACCGATTGCGAAGAAGTTGGGTTCAAAGGGTCGTTTTGTTGTTGAGCAGGATGCGTTTGGTGGAGCGTTTCGGGATAAGCACAATAAGCCGGTAAAATTACTGCGGTCTACTCAGGCAAAAGAAATGTGGGCCATGACGAATGGTTCTGAGTACATGAGTGGCGGTTTACTGTCCGGTCTGACAGGGAACAGGGCGGGTGGTGTTGTAATTGATGATCCGGTCAAGGGCAGGCAGGCGGCTGATAGTAAACTTGAGCGCGAGAGGACACTGGCTGCGTTTGAGGATGATTTAACTACCCGGTTAATACCTGGTGCCTGGCAGATACTAATTCAGTGTTTGGTTGGTGACACTGGAATTTTATTAGCTAACGGTTTAGAGAAAGAGATAAAAGATATTAGAATTGGAGATCAAGTAATATCTTGGAATAATGGTGTATTAGAGAAATCCGAGGTTACGAATTGGGCGAATAAAGGTCTTGATAATACATTTACAATCAAGACAAGTTGTGGCAGAATAGTATCTGCGAACGAGAGACATCCGTTTCTTGTAGAAAACAACGGTGAATTTGAATGGGTGCGATTAAAAAACCTGAAAATTGGAGACAAATTAGTTGTGCCATTGAAGGCTGCTATAAGCCTGTTAAAGTCAAAAAGAAAAGGCTTTGTAGGACACACTATGACCAGCAACGTATTCCAGTTGCTGAAAAAGAGAGGAAATCTGGAGATTGGGGATACTATCGGGGGAAGTCTTGCAAGACAGGTGGCTGCAATGAACCACGAAATTGCAGGGGATTATGCAAGTACTGTTATGGAAAACTATATTGGAAAGAAGGAAAAGGTCGGGGTACACCTATTCAGAGAAGGAAAGCGCATCTTAAGCACCGTTATGGAATTACGATTGAGGATCATGACCGTATGTTTGAAGATCAAAACGGTTTATGTGCGATTTGCAAAAAGCCTCCGAAGAAACTTAATAAAGCTGGCAACCAGCACCGACTCAACATTGATCACTGTCACGACCTTGGGAAAGTCAGAGGGTTGCTCTGTAACGAGTGCAATCTTGGTATCGGTTATCTCCGGTCTGAAAAACTTCTTATGGCGGCAATCGAATACGTGCGGTGTGCTGACAAGTGAGGTTGTTTCAATTGAAATATCTAAATCAGAGGACGTTTATGATATAGAGGTTAGTCCAAACGAGAATTTCATCGCTAATGGGTTTGTGAGTCATAACACCAGATGGAATGATGAGGATCTTGCAGGTTCGATTTTACCTGCTGATTATGCGGGTGAGTCTGGACCGATTATGTGTCGTGATGGTTTGGTTTGGGAGGTTTTAAATATACCTGGCAAGGCTGAACATGCGGATGATCCACTCGGACGAAAGATTGGTGAGTATTTGTGGCCGGAATGGTTTGATGAAAGATTCTGGAAAATATATGAGCCCAGGCCAGGTGATCCGAATTCACCTTCTGAGCGAAGGTGGTCTGCGTTATTTCAGCAGAGGCCACGGCCCGATAGCGGGAACATGTTTGAAGAAGAATGGTTCAATCGGTATCCAATTGGAAAGCACCCGCGAAATCTGAATATGTATGAAGCCTCAGATTGGGCGACAAAGGAAGATGAAGGTGATTTTACTGAGCATGGTGCGTTTGGAATAGATCCAGATGGTCACTTGATATTTACCGATTGGTTTTATGGACAGGTTGATACAGCGGTTGGAATAGATGAATTGCTGAAGATGGTGAAAAAGTGGGGGATTAAAATTGGTTTTGGAGAAAGTGGAATTATTCGTCATGCAATTGAACCGGCATTTAAACGCAGGCAGAGAGAAAAAGATACCCGGTTACTGATTAAGTATTTGCCGAATGCTGGAAAGAAAACGACGAAGGCACTGAGTTTTCAGAGTTTGGTGAAAAATGGGAAGGTCTGGATACCTGATTGTCCATGGGGTGATCGGTTGATTGAACAGTTATGCGATTTTCCGAGTAGTTCACACGATGATGGAGTTGATGTATGCGGTCTGGCCGGCAGAGCGTTGGATGATTTGGTGTGGAGCAGGCATCTGGTTAAAAAAGATGATGATCCTGGGTTGCGGTTTGGATCATGGGAATGGTTGAATTACGAGTACGGGCCAAAAAAGAAAAAGCAGGATAGGGTATTTTGAGTTATGATAGAATTTAATTTTCTGAATATCAGGATGGAGGATTTATAATGCCAACTCAGATATTAGCAGCGGGAACGACAGCGGCGAGTTCAGTTGATGTTGTTGTTGGTTCTGGAACGACAGTAAATCTTGGGTTGTTTCGTGATGATGAAGCGCCAATTGAGGCAGCAGCAGTTTGTCCGATATACAGAAAAGACCCGGGCGGAAAATATGGATTAACTGGATTGGTATTATCTGGTAAAGACCCAAATTTGGTAATAATCGCTCAGGGTACATATCAGGTCAGACGACCTGCTGGATTAAAGAAGGCTACTGGTATCCAGAAAGATTAGCCGATGGAAATCGCACAGCCAATTGCACAACCGATAGCCAGTGAACTTGCAGTCGGAATTTCTAATGGTTTATTTGGTAATGTGGGGTTTAATACTTTGGCGTTTCATGCGCTGACTTACGATCCTGTTACATTCGAAGTCCTGCCCGTAAAAACCGGAATCGGCGACCTCACTGAAGCCCGAACCGGCGCTATCGAACAATACGACCATGAAAACATATGGCGCTCATTTGCGAGTGGCGTACCGGCTTGGGTCGGGGGTCGGGTGGTTGAGAATGTATCTCTGAATAGCCAGACACCATCAGCGTGGAGCGTTGTAGGGACGGTTACAGTAGACTCTCTGGTTGCTTCTGACCCTAAAGGCGGGAACTTGGCAATGACAGCCAGTTTTGGTGCAACCGGCATTGCAAACAGGATTGCTTTAGGTAGGCCAGCCAGTACCAGCGGTCAGCCGCACATACATAGTATATGGTTAAGGGGGGCGGTCGGCGGTGAGAGCATTAGGCTCGGTGAGATATGGGGCGGTTCCGCAGTGTTAACACTTACAACGTCATGGAAGCGGTATTCGTTTCCATTTACGTCGAATGTCTACACGGAAATTATTATTTATGCCAATTCTGGCACACCTACAGTTGGTATATTTGGCGGTCAGACAGAAAACGCAACGGGCCGCACCGACACCACCACTCCAAGCGAATACATCCCAACGCAAGGCTCTGCGGTGCAGAAGGTTTTCGTCAACACCAACGGAAATACCGTTTCGAGTAACAGCGTAACCGAAGCAACAGGCCCGATACTCGCATCATTACCGAATATGTATTCTGGCCCCGCTGGAACCAATGAGATACAGTACAGTCGGGATTTGACTAATGCTGCATGGCTAAAGCGAGGCACTGCTGCTGTCACATACAACCAAATCGGCATGTCAGGAGCAGCAAATACAGCATCATTGGTTAGCGGTATCAGCACTGGAAATAATGATACATTCATATTGATTGCTGTTGGTGCTTTAACTGCTAGTGCCGGAAGCGCAGTGCGAGTGTTCATAAGGGGCGTAGCAGGCACAGGATCGTTAGGGTTGTTTAACCCAATAAGTCCCTCAGCTGGGGACTGGACTATTGATATGACGAAAATATCTACCTCAAATTTTGAGGAGATAACTGAGGATCATATTGCAGTTACTGTTAATGTGGCGTTTTCAGCGTTCACTGATGGGTCGGGGGGTATTCATTTCAGAGCAAAAACTGGTACAGTTGGGGACTTTATCGTTGGCAATGTTGATGTGTATGACAACACCACTATTGATAAGGTTCGTAAGATTCCACCTATCGTGACAAGTGGCGCGGCTGCTTCAATAGTGGCAAGCGACGATTCATTCAGCCTCAGCAACCATACCCCAGACCAAGGACTGTATTTTCTACCATGGTCGCCGCAGTTCTCAGCCTCAGAAGCAACGGGAAATATCGAAATACTGTCACTCAATAACGCGGCTGGATTACTTTATTACGACGCAACCAACAATCTGCTGAAATCAACAGACGGAACCAATACCGCATCTGTCGCACTGACAATCGTAGCAGGGGTAACATATAAAATATGGCTGGCTTACGGTCAAGGCAGCTTACAAGTAGGCGTGGACGCATTAACCGGAACAGCCGCAAGCTTCGATGGAGCCTTCACCACCGGAACTAAAATCGAACTCGCAACACCAGCAGCACGCGCAACTTTCACTCGCGATATAGAACACTACAACCTCACATTTGCGGCAGGAGTTATCAGGGGCCAAGCACTTTCAGCTTAATTATCGGCATTAAAATTATTCACAGGTAAAGTTATGAGCCTTCGGAAAGTAGTTCAATGGGGAATGGGGAGAATTGGACACGTAACTGTTGACGATGAAGCCACCAAGGGTGCTGTTGTTGGGAATAATTTAAAGTGGGCAGATGGTAACAAGGTTTTAGAATCTGAAATATTAAATTCAGTAGTGGTCCAACAGAGTGGTACTCAATCAGATGTTGCTGTTCGTTATGATCTGGATGCTCATAAAAATAATGTCAGTAATCCGCATGTTGTAAAACACGCACAATTGAGTGATGTGTCTGTAGATCAGCATCATGCAAAAGCGCATACACATGACGGTGTGGATGGTTCCGGGACCGTTGTATTTGCGAGTATAGATGTAACGCCGACTACCTTGGCGGGATACGGCATAACCGGCACCAAAGCCGAGTTTGATACTGCTGTTACAGATGGAAACATTGCCTACGCTGGTGGCGCATTCCACGATGGGTTTAGTGATTTTGTTGCCAATGAGCATGTGGATTTAGTTAGTGGCGCAGCGGTTAATATTGATATTGCTGGCACTATAAATACAACTGACAAGTATCTCGCAGCATCTACAACCGGATTAATCGGAGAGTTTACCACTGCTAAAGCCGGTGCTGCAGGAGGTCAGCTTCAGTTCCGCAGAGCCACGGGTACGCCTTCATCACCCGCTGCGGTGGCATTGGGCAATGTCCTAATGCAGTATGCCGCAAAGGGTTATGGGGCTACAGGTTGGGGAAACAATACCGTATCTATACACGCACTAGCAACCGAGGCGTGGACTGATACAGCACAAGGCTCGGAAATTAATTTTCTGACTACGCCTAACGGGTCAGCCTCAAATGCAAGGGCCATGTTGCTCACAAATGGTGGTGATGTACAGGTATCAAAAGGCAACCTCGTCATATCCACCGCTGGCAAGGGGATTGATATGCAGGGTGGCCCAACTATCACAAGCGGTACAGGCACGCCAGAAGGTATAGTAACAGCAGCAATTGGATCATTGTTTATGCGTAGTGATGGCGGGGCCGGAACATCATTATATGTGAAAGAAAGTGGAACTGGAAATACGGGTTGGATCGGAAAATGAGCAGGCAACTGAAAAGCTGGCTGAAGATGATTCAGCAGCAAATCGGAAAACTGAACGCGCAGCCAAGAAAAAGCGGGATTTAAAACGGCGTGAATATGAGGATTTTGAGGCAGAGTAAAAATTAACTGGTATGATGTTTTGATACGGGAGAATTTCAATGGGTGTTTCACGTGAAACAGATGATCGGGAAGTATTCATGGATGAATTTAGAGAGATCAGGCAAGAAATAAAAAAGGATCTTGCCGGTCACAGAAGGGAGCACAGGGAAGATATTAAAGACCTGCATTGTAAAATCGACAAGCGGTTTATGAAGCTATCTGAGGACTTTCAATCAATGAGTCAGGACGTTGCCAGGCACAAAGTTCAAATCGGGACATTTTCTACATTTGTTGCAGTGATTGCTGGATCAATTACTGCGTGGTTTGTATCAAATTTCATGAATGGTGGCAACGCATGAGTCTGGGAAAACTGCAAGAAAAATTCTCACGAATGATCAATGAATTGGAGGCATGGGCCTTTGAACAGGGTTATGAGATCCGTGGTGGTGATTATTTTCGTGATCCCAGGGTTCATGGTGCGATGGGTGAAAAGAAGGGTTATGGCCGCGCAAATAGTCTGCATAAACTCAAGCTTGCAAAAGATTTGAATTTATTCAAGGATGGGGTCTATTTGAGTGAAACAGAAGATCATCTTCCGTTGGGTGAAAAATGGGAGTCAATGGGCGGTTCATGGGGTGGAAGATTCAATCTTAAGAACGGGGGCAGCGATGGAAATCACTACTCCCTTACCTACAGAGGATTCAGATAATGAAAGAAATTATGAAAAATATTGGTGAATGGTGGGGTAGTTTTAACAAGTTGGGCAAGTGGAAGATTATTTCACTGGCTCTTTTTATCATACTTCTGATTGTGCTGTTTTCCGTCCTTTAATGTTTGGTTGGATTGACAGGCTTTTCAACCAGCATAAATTGGTGCGCCGGTTTAGCGTATTCTGGGCCATGATTATAGTGAGCCTTGTTGCTGCTGCTGTTTTTCTTAATATGGCTGATGTGACGACTCCAGTGGCTTCAGTTGCGGTATCTGTTATCGGGCTTATTGGAACAGTGTTTGGGTTTTACTTTACATCAAGAAGCAGGGATAAATAATGTACGGAATTCCTCTGAAATACCTGGCTCTTATTGGTGGGTTGTTAATAGGCATTGTTATTGTTTTCTCGCATTTCCAAAATGATAAGAAAATGCGAGAACAGATTATCAGTCTGCAGGTTGATCTGCGTACATCAAAAAGCAATTATTCAATCTGTGAGACTACCAACGCTGAAAATGCAGAAAAATCCGCAGACCAACAGGCCAGCATTGACAGATTCGCTGCAGAAAAACAGGCGGCAATAGAGCAGGCTAATATCAGTGCTGCTGAATTAACTCAGGTGAGAAAGGAATATGAAACAGAATCATGGAAACTCAGAAAACGAGTACAAGATTCCATTGTTGGCTCTGATTGTGCTACTGCTGCTATTCCTGCTGACGCTCTCAAGTTGCTCAACGATACCATCCGTAGAGCCAGTGGTAATTAAAGAAGGTGCTTTGAAAGACAGGATAGTCCGTGATCCAGTCTCAGTGCCTGAAGATATGACGATTCCGTGCGTTATAAAGCTACGTGAAATCAGTGAGTACGGTGAGAATATTGACGTTTCAATGGAAGGTTTGAATGCCTTGATTATCTGTAATGAGCAAATCACAAGGATTAGGAATTTAGGACAATGACAGATCATAATCCAATTGAAGAACATTTCAGGGTCGAAGCTGAAACTGCTGAATCACAAAGGATTGAGGCTCAGGAAAAACAAAAAGTCACAACCTACATCACTTCATGGCAGGAGAGATTGACCAGAAATCGCGCTCACGATAAAGACCCAAGAGAACGGTGGGCCGATGATCGTAAAATAGCCAGGGGAGATACTGGCTGGCTTGTTGATGCAAATCTGATTGGCGCAATCATGGAGGTTCTGTCTGCATTTTTATATGCGAAGAATCCTGATATTTCAGCAAAACCATCTGCGTCTGTTGGTAGAAAGAGGATACCTGAATACAGAAAAGTTGCTGAAACTCTACAGATCATGGTTTCGAGATTACTGAAGGATGCAAAATTAAAACGGCACGCTAAAAAGTGGGTCAGAAGCTCAATGACAACTGGCGTTGGCTGGTTGAAAGCCTCAATAAAAACAAGAATGGAACCAAACGTCATGGTTCAGAATGAACTTAATGACCTTGATTCAAAAAGAAGGAGACTTCAAGCACTCGAAAAAATGGAAGTTGACGAGGACGGTCAGACTTCTGATATTTTACTATCTCAAATTGAAGCACAAATCACAGCGCTTGAATCAGATCGTGAGATAATGGTCGCAGAGGGCGCTGTGATCGACACAATGGCTCCAGAGGACGTAGTTATAGCGCCTGAATGTGGTGATATAGAAAACTATCTTGATGCGCCATATATCGCCCTGGATATGTATAAAACTATTGATGAAGCTTATGAAATAACTGGTTGGTCAGAAAAGGAAGATTTGGAACTTCTGAAAAGCGCAAATCGCTGGATACAACGCCCAAGGAAAGGAGAGGATGAAAATAAAACGTCCGGTAAATCGGGAGAGTGGGTAACAAGCGGTGAGCAGGATAGTGAAGCTGAGTTTGCAAATGGAGCCCTGAGATTCACTGAAATATGGTCCAAAAAAGACGGTATGGTGTTTACCTTAATTGATGGTGTTTTGTCAAAATGGGCAAGAGAACCGTTTGCTCCGATTACTGGAAAACGTTGGTATCCAATTTTTGATATGCCGTGGCATGTGATTGATGGTGAGCGATACCCGCAGTCAATTGTTTATCAATTAAAACGCCTGCAGAATGAGTATGGCAGCACAAGATCGAAAGAATCTGAACATAAAAAACGTGCGATTCCAGGTATTTTATTTGACCTTGGCGCCATTACTGAAGTGTCCGTAAATAAAATAATATCATCAGAAACCCAGGAGTACATAGGTGTTGACATGACTTCTCCCGGCGCAAAGATGTCTGATGCTTTCACTGAGAAACGGTATAACCCAATTGATCCTGCACTCTATGACACAACAAAAATTACTGCAGAAATGGAGAAGATTTCTGGCGCTCAGGATGCAATTCAGAGCAGTGTTCAGGTTGAGAAAACTGCGACTGAGGCACAGATACAAGAGTCTGGACGTGGTGCAAGAAGTGGTGCAAAAAGAGATACGCTGGAAGATTCACTTACTGAACTTGCAGAGTATATGTCTCAACTGGCACTGCAGGTTATGGATCAAGCTGATGCTATAAAATATGCTGGTCCCGAAGCTGCCTGGGTTGAAATGACAACTGATGAAGCCCTTATGTTTTTTGATATTACTGTCAAAGCAGGATCAACAGGAAAACCAGAGGCCAAGGCAGATCGTGCAATATGGGGGATTCTGATGCCCTTGATTGAAAGAATGATTGATCGTATAGGACAGGCGAGAATTATGGGTCAGGAGTGGGCTGCAAAGCCGTGGATTGCCTTGCTTGATGAAACTATGCAACGATTGGATGATCCATCATCCATTGAGAAGTTTCTGCCTGTAGTGCCGCCACCACAACCGGGGGCAGGTGATAGCGAACCAACTGAGGTTGAAAAGGCTGATATTGAACTGAAGCAGTCAACTGCATTTAAAGATCGTGCTGTAGGAATTGAAAAAACGTCAGAGTTAATGACGGAACAGGAAGCTGCTGATTTTCTGTTTAATGGCGCAAAGTATCAGTCACAACCACAACAGCAACAGGTTCAGTCTCAGGATGCAGCGCCAGAGGCGCCGAATCCATTAGTTAATTAACAGGAGAGAGTTATGGATAACGAAGAAAAAACTGTAGAAGAACAGCAGCAGGAAGAAAAAGAGTTTGAAACTGGTATTCTGGATGCCATTGATCAGGGTATTGTTGATTCTGGTTCGCCGGTAGTTAAACCTGAAGGTGCTGAATCAGAGAGTGAATCTGATGATGAATTGAAGGGTGAGCCTGAGGGTGAGCCTGAGGGTGAGCCTGAGGGTGAGCCTGAATCCGATTCAGAGAATAACGAAGAAGAATCAAAAGAAGAAAAAACCGATCAAACAGCCGGAGAACCGGGATCAGAAGATGATGCCGATTCTCTCCCGGCAAAAAAAGATGCTTCTGAAGATGGTTCTTCGGCTGACCAATCTGAAAAATCAGATGCAAAACCGTCAGATGAATTTGGCGATCTTCCAGAAGGAACAAAAAAGGAGACTGCTGAACGGTTTGATGTATTAAAGGGAAAGTACGACGAGCAGGCTGAACAGTTTGAAACACAAAAAACTGAACTTGAAAGGGTAACTCAACAAAATACTGATTGGATGGAAACGATTCAATCTACTGGTGCGAATCCTGAACAATTTGGTCGTGCATTGTCCTATCTTGAGGATATTAACAAGGGCACACCTGAGAGTCTTGAGCGTGCGTATGAGACCATGAGTGGTGAACTAAAGGTTCTGGCTCAGGCTTTGGGTAAAGAAGCGCCTGGTGTTGATCCTCTTGCCGGCCACGATGATTTAGTCAAGAAGGTCGAAGATGGATTCCTTGATCGTGCTGATGCACTTGAAATTGCTGGTGCAAGGGCTCAGTCGAATATACACAAGCAGAGCCAGAATATTGCTGATAGACAAACAACTGATCAGCAGGCATATGATTCTGGACTTGAATCAATAAGATTACTCGGGCAAGAACTCAATACGAAAGACCCGGTTGCATTTAAGGCAAAATATCCGTACCTGAAAAGTGTTATTAAAGCGGTTGTTTCTTCTGGTGCGCCACCTAATTCATGGGAAACATCTATTCGTGAAGCGTTCAATGATATTGAGGCTCCAGTAATTCAGGAAACAAAGAAACCAAAGCAGGCGGCAAATCCAATGCGCCCATCTGGAACTGCTGGAAGTTCAAGTTCAGCAAAAGAACCTGGCTCTGTGATGGAGGCAGTTAATCAGGCACTTGGAATGTCGAATTGACAATCATATGAATTAAGTATTTAATAGGCAGTACAAGCTATCGCTGTAGCTGTAAGTGGGAGTCGCGTCCCATAGCACAGAAAAGAGATTTCGTGCGCCTCAAAGCGATTATGGATACAACCATTTTCATTTTGAGGATTTAACAATGGCATTTACAGCAGAGCAACTCTCATATGCTGGTATCGCTGCGATGGATTACATCAGAAGCGGCAAGCCGGAAGATTTGTATAACACAGATCGCCCATTACTCAAACGACTCAGGGAAACCAAGAAAGAATTTCCTGGTGCAAAACAGTACATCAATGAAAAACTGCGGAATACGAACGATTCAAATTTCCAGTGGTTCGGTCCAGATGGTGCTGTCAGCTTCAATCGTAAGCGCACACTGAAGGAGGCAAACTTCAAATGGGGTTCAGCCCATGATGGTTTCGCGCTGACCGAAGAAGAACTGTTGCAGAACTTTATTACTGTGACAGATAATCAGAATGCAACTCCCACCACAAGCGAAAAACATCAGTTTGTCAATCTCATGACTGAGAATACTGAAACGCTCATGTTGGGTTTTAAGGAAAAATTCGATTATGAATTGCACCTTGATGGAACCCAGGATGCAGAAGCAATTCCAGGGCTTGATCATATTGTTTCAACAACTCCGACAACTGGAACTCTTGGTGGTATCAACCGGGCAACGGCTGGCAATGAGTTTTTCAGGAACCATGTTTCCCTGAACATTGCCTCAACAACTGGTTTACTTGCTGAAACGATGGAGCAGATTTTCCGACTTTGCACAAGGGTCGGTGGCAACCGTCCGAATCTGATCCTGGCCGGCAGTGCATTTATTGATGCGTACAAAAAGGATGCTGGAGACACCATCAATCGCCAGATTATCGTTCCAGGTAGCGGTGGTACGAATCTTGATGCAGGCATCAATGATGTTTATTTCAAGGGTATTCCGATTGTTTGGGACCCAGTATTTGACGATCTGGAAGCCAATTTGAGTCCAACAATTGCATGGGACAAACGGTGTTATTTCTTGAACACAAGGTTCTTGAAACTGCGTCCAGCAAAGGGTCAGGATATGATCACCCGTAGACCGCCCAGGGTTTACAACAGATATACGCATTATTGGGGTTTGACATGGCGTGGTGGTATGACGACCAACAGACCTGGTTCAATGGCCGTAATGTCCATCGCGTAAGCGGTGGATATTCCCTGTAATTTTTTAAGGAGCAAGTAAAAATGCTTTCAATTTTAGCAGACAACGTGGCGGCAACTGTAGCCAATCAGACAGGTGTTGAGTCAAACAAAACGCCATTTCTTCCTGGCCGCAAGGCTTCGGCTCATATTGAGTTGGGCGGTGCGGTTGGTACTGTTCCGTCAATTGTTATTCAGAGTTCACCGGATAATTCGGCATGGACTACTGTACTCACATTGGCCCAATTGGACGGTAACAAGGTTGGTGATGTGACTCTTGCCAAGTATATGAGAGTCGGTGTCGCAACTGCAGCCGGGACAACTGCTGGCCGATATAGCGCATACCTGCAAACTGGCGATTAGTGTTATCATTCTGTCGAATAGACTGATAAAACTAATCACATAGGAGAGCAGTATGGGTAAATCAGGAACGGTTACACTATTGCAGGTCATTATTGATCTTGAACTCACGACGAAAGTTTCAAAGGAAATTTATCCATGGGAACTGCCGGTGTACGAGGAAAAGTTTGGTGAAGGCGCATGCATAGCATCAGGTGAAAGAGCCTGTAAAATGGCACTTCCAGATGCAGGTGCGGAATTTTCCCGATTGAGTGCATGTCTTGGTGCAGATGAAGATACGAAAATATCTTTTGTTGAACTGGCTTATGGTCGTGGCAAGCATGGAATCAAATCTCTTGAAAAGGCGATTTCAGGTTCGACAAAGCCAAAGCGGAAAGCGAAGGCAAAAGCCGATCCGAAACCTGATGATGATCCTGAGCCAAAGGCCGATTCGAAACCGAAGGCAAAGGAAGCTGAAAAGACTACTAAACCTGTTTCTGGCAAAGAGGTTGAAGAAAGTCGAGATCCATTAGGTTAACCAAAGTGAGCCGGGTTGTTTCTCAGCCTGGCTCCATTTAAGGAGCCGATATGCCGGGTGGAAGCAATGGGCCTCCAATTTATAATGGTGCAGCCTACAGTCATAGTTCAAAAACCCTGTTGACACTCAGGACGGATTTAATGATCCGTCTTGGGTTTTCTGCACAGTTGGCGTCCCCGCCGCCTGGCATGACTGAATTATTGAATAGTTTTCTGCTTGATGCTCAGGAGCAAATGTACCAGCGCCATGTTCCTGTACGGAATAAGATGTGGTGGCCGATCGCTATTCAGCAGGGACAGAGATTCTACGATATTCCTTCAATAAGCAGTGGTTCACTGACTGATGTTTCATTTAATGACAATGGTGCATCCGCAGATGATATTGATCGTGTGTCTGGTAGCTGGATCAACGATGGGTTTACTGCTGGAATGATTCTTACTATTTCTGGATCGGGTTCAAATAGTGGCGTTACGATAACGCTTGCTACTGTAACTGCGTTAAAACTCACACTTACTGCAGCAAGCAGTCTGACAACTGAAGCTGCTGGAACTGCGGCAACCCTGACAACGGTAAATTATCAAAATGTTGATGAGCGTAGAATTGAAGAAGCCTGGTTAAATGATGGTGCAATTTGGCGTCCACTGGATGATGGTATTGATTCAAACAGATTCAATGAAACTGGTCAGTCATACCCGCAGGATTATGAATTCAGGTCAACACTTGAAATATGGCCTGAACCGGACAAAGCGTATACGATTTATTTGAAAGGTCACTTTGGACTGTTGCCATTTGCTGCAGATGCAGATACGACCACAATCGAAAGTAAACTTGTATTTTTAATGGCACTTGGTAATGCCAAGGCGCATTATGGAAAAGGCGATACTGGTACAATTTTCCGTCAATTGGAAGTTGTATTGAGGGGTTTTAACAAAGAGGATTTTGGGAATAAACGGTATATTCCAAATTCAAAATCTCTACCAGCAAGGCCAGAACCAATCGCGACATTTACCCGGGGTTGATGTGAGAGCAGAAGCACTATCAACAGCCAACGCAGGAATGACCAGGCTAAGGCGAAAAGGCAATGCTTCGCCGGCTACGCTTTACGATCTTCTTAATGCATATATAACAATTTCTGGTTCAATAAAGCCACGGCCAGGAACTATTGTACATACGACTTTGCCGGCTGATACGAAAGGGCTCATTGCCCATAATGGCAAACTTGTAGTTTTTTCTCACCAACCGGTAACAATGACAGATTCAAATTATGAGAATGTTGTTCTACGGCACCCAAGCGATTCTACTGTTAAAGTCCGTGATATTCATTTTGCACAGCCATTTATGGGTTATTTATATGTTGTGGCTGGTTTTGAAGATGGTCAGCAATGGCACTACTGGGTCGAGGTTTTAGACCCATGGAGGGCTCTAAATAAATACGATATAAGTGACCGTGTTTTCCCGACTATTCCAAATGGGTTTGCATATAAGGCAAAAAGAATAAATCCTGCAAATCCAGTTTGGGCCAAGGGCGTTGAACGCTCTTTAAACGATGTAATTGAGCCAACCTCATACAATGGGTTCAATTACACTTGTGTTGCTGTAACTGGCACATCACCGGCATCAGGAGACATTGAACCTGTGTGGCCTGAGAATGATGGAGAAAGAATAACTGAAATGACAGCAGGGCAATCTGAAACTGACTATATTCCTGAATTTGGTGGAGATACAGATCCACTTGATCCGATTGATGATAGGTACTTAAATCCTGGCGGTTCCCGGCCAATAATTAGGACAGAAAGATGATTATTGAGCAATGGAAACCAGGAACACTTTATATCCCAGGTGAGTTGGTAAAGGAATCAGTAATTCCGGTCGTCACCTTGACAAATATTATTAACGGTGATTTTGAATCAGGTGATGTTTCATGGAGTAAATCTAATAATTTCTCAATATTAGAAGAAGGTGCTTTTAGTGGGACATGGGCTGCTAAGTTTTCTGGTACTGCAGCAATTAAAGCCGGTTCGATTTCAACATCTTTGATGATTGCCAGTGTAGCCGGACAAAGTATAAATATAAAAGCCATGTTTAATGGTAAAACAGGGGTAAACGCCAGAGCCAGGTTAAGTGTCACTTTTTACAGTGTTCTGAATGATTTCACATCATACATTAAGTCAATTTATTCTCCGTGGAAAGACAGTATAGGTGACGCATATACTGAGGTTTCTTATGATCTCATTGTTCCTGCTAATGCTGTAGCGGCAATATTTAATGTAACCATTGAGGGTACAGGTGGTGTCTCTTATGTAGATGATTATGTGTCAACTCTCGCTGGTGCGGGGGCTGGAACCCAAAGCAGTTTTGTGTTTAAAGCGGTCCAGGCAAATTCAGGTGTTTCGGGACAGCAAGAACCAACATGGCCTACTGTTCTTGGAAATACCGTTGTAGATAACGATATAACATGGCAGGCAATTGAATTAGCGACTGTCACATGGGAAGCTGGTCCGTTATTGGAATCTGGTGAGGTTGAACCCATTTGGCCTACTGTGCCCGGGGCTTCGATTGTTGATGGAAATATAAAGTGGGTCTGCACTGAAATGCGGATTGAAGATGTTAATTGCCCACATACAAGAACAGTAGCAATAGCAGCATCTAAAATATTTGCTGGTGATGATGATATTGTAAGATTCTCTACAACATTAAATCCGCGAGATTGGACAACGCAGCAGGATGCTGGATTTCTGCCAACCGGACTACAGCAAAAAGGTCAGGTAGGAGTTACTGCAATTGGTGTTTATCGTGGAAATCTGGTTGTTTGGTCGGACAGTAATTTCCAAGTATGGCAAGTAGACCCTGATCCTGCAGTAATGGCCCTCCTGGATTCAATGGAGGGCATTGGATCTTCTCATAATAAAGCTGTTCAGCCGGTATCCAATGATTTATTTTTTCTTGCTGCCCTTGGGGTCAGAACGGTTGGCATAGCCGCGGCATCAGTCAACCTGGCAACGGGTGATGCTGGCGTGCCTATTGATAGTTTAATCCAGGCTGAAATTGATGGGACCGTTGATCCTATTGCAACTTATTATCCTGGAATGGGTCAGTATTGGGTTGCTTTTCCACCATTAACTGTATCGGCGCCAGTAGAACCAGATCCTCCATTTGTGCAACCACCGCCAGAAGAATTGCCATTGTACGGAGTTTGTGGCGTTTCAACAGACCTTAATCGTGGCGAACTGGTTTCTGGTGCATTAATGCAATCATTTGCTGCTGGAGTATTTATATCACAAGGCAATCCATTCAGTAACAGTGTTAATTTCAGCGATACAAAAGTTATTTCATTTACTTTTGCGTTTGTCAGATCTGAAACAGCTTATGCAACAGACGGGGCTGCATATGCAATTCAGTTAAGAAATATCACTGATAGCGTGGATGCTTTTTCTGTATACATGGACACAAGTGGGTATATCCAAATAAGGGGAAATAATGGAACTCCATCAGAGATTTTAAAAGTTCAAATAACAAATAATGGTGGGAGTTTTGCTGATTCACTAATCCATGAATTCGCTTGTGTAATAGACCTTTCAAGTCCAACATCAAGAGAAATATATCACAATAATACAAATATTTCTGAACTGTCAGCATGGGTAACATGGACTACTTATACTGATGATACTTTAGCTATAACTGGTTATGTTGGCATTACTCCTTATGACATTGGGTACTCTTTTGGTGGATCGTTCTCTAACGGCAATGCATGGGGCAGAAGTACAACTTTTCCAAAAGCAAATGGTATTAATTCAATAGCCTTTTTGTCATTTGATGATAAATGTTCACTTATTCCTGCTTCTGTGTGGGATCTTAAAGGTAGAATGCGCGATCCTCAAAAGTGGGAAGGCTGGTATCTTTCTCAGCCACAGGTTTTCTTTGCCACTTCATTGTGGAGGAATACTGGTAAAACTCAGCCAGCGACTTATGAAGCTAATGATATGGAATTATCCCCTCTTAAAACATATGTTGGTGCGAATGAAATTAATAATCCTGTACACAGTACAGCCATGATAGTAAATGAAGCCGTAGGCGGGGATACAAAGGCAACATAATGGCTATAGACACCTGGAACTTCCCTTGCTGGCAAACTGCTGATGCTGGCCCTAATGCGACTCCAAGAAACAATATTGGCATGGCTTGGATTGTTGGGCCTGCACATGTAACTACTCAACCGTTCACTAATACAATTACATGCATATTCAGTTTGTTAATGCGTACTGGATGGACTTCTATGGATGGTGGGGCACAGGGTATTTTTTCTATTGGTCAGCAAGGTGGGGCTAGTGCAGCGTTTCATCTTCAATTAACAAGAAGTTCAACCGATCCAGAATTAACTATTTTGGCGTGGGACGTTCCTGGTGGATTACAAAGATATAATATTGGATTGGGCGATGAAGATGGAACGAGTTGGTTGTCTGCAGATAAGTGGTATCAGTTCGCTATATCTATCAATCCAACAGGAATTGTCTATGCTGTTAATGGTTCTGAAACAGCAAAAGCAGTTGAAACAACTAAAATTCCAGGAAATATAAATGTAGATAATGGAAATGATCGTGTATGGGTACACGCACCAAGTGCAGCATGGGGCGTTTCGGAACCAAGTCTTATAAATACAAACTGGCCCTCTGTTATTTTGGGTGCTTCAGCATGGTCTACGGCATACCTTAATTTATCAAGTCAATCAGTAAGAAATAGAATTTGGGATAGTAATGGAGATTTTAAAAACCCAGGTCAAAATGGGAGTTTATGGTTTGGTGATGCTTATGGTGCTGATGTTCCTGAATACTATTTTCTAGATGGATCACCAAGATTTCAGAGAGGATCTGATACACAATTATGGGCAAATGGCGGTGGAGGTCATGGAGCAAATGATAATGCACCTGGCGGTTTAAGGAAGCAATATGAGTAATCAGGTGTGGGTTTACACAATGAATGAGGGAAATATTCGTGGCAAGTGGAGTCACTACGTTTTCCCATTCACAATTGAGCATTTTGCTCACTTACAAAGTGACCTGTATTTGAGGCACGGAGATATTGTTGAAAAAGTTGTTGAAGGTGAGAAGTACGATGATGGAAACACATTCAGTTCTACAATTCAGTGGCCGTGGTTAGATTTTAAGAAACCAGGCAGAGACAAAATGTTTGTTGGTTTTGATAATGTTGGAGAGGGTGCTGCTTCAATTGAAATTGGATATGATCAGTCCAGCCTCACAGCGTTTACTGCTGCATTTGCAATACCAGAAGATACCGTTCCAGGACAGATTATTCCATTACCAGTTACAGGTCCGTCTTTTTCGATTAGACTGACCTATGTTTCTGATCAAGCGTGGGAGTGGGATGCTCTACAAATATACGTGGATGATACGGCAATTGGAACATGATTTTAGCTGAACCAACAATGATTGAACTTTTGTTTCTCTGCTCGGAAGCGAGAGAGGATGAAATTGAGCAGTATGAAGCACTGGTTGGTGTGTGGGATTTTGAACGCGCAGCAATTGGGTTTTATAACAAATTTGGAATAAAGTTTTCATTGCTCAATGATGAGGGCACTGCGATTTGTGCTGGTGGATGGGAGGAAATAATTCCCGGTGTCTGGCAGTCATGGATGGTTGGAACTGATAATTATTGGGAGAAATACTGGCGTAGTATTACAAAGTATTCTCGACGGGTGATGGATGGATTGTTTGATACAGGAGCCAGGAGACTGCAGACTGGTGCATTGGCATCAAGAGTTGAGGCTTGTAACTGGTATGTCCGTGGACTAAAAATGGAACGTGAAGGGTTGTGTAGATCATTTGGTCTGAAGGGTGAGGATATGGCTACATTTGTGAGAATCAAGGAGATTTCTAATGGGTAGTAGTGGTGGTGGTGCATCAAGGAGAGCCCAACAAGCGGAAGATGAGCGTCGCGCCAGTATTGATGCGACACAAACGAGGATTCAAGATATTTTTGGAAGCCCACAGCGCGAATCTGGAATCCAGAAATTCATTGGTTCTGTTCGAGATTTCTTACAAAATGATTTGAATCGGACAAAAAAAATAAATGATAGACAGCTTAAATTCGCATTGGCGCGCAGTGGTCAGGCTGGTGGAAGCACAGCAGTAGATCAAAATAAGTTGCTGTCTGAGGCATTTCTCAGGGCGACTATTGAGTCTGAAAGACGCGCACAGAAATCTGGACA